GGCAGTTGCGCCCTCAATCGGTAGGATGCCATCTCAGCACCCCCGCGATGCATGAATGAAACTCTCATACGCGTTTTCCGAGGCGTTTGCGCTCGTCCATAATTGCTGCGATTAGACCGCCGCCATGCACGTTGAAATGAATGTCCGGCAAAGTCTTAAAGTATTCTTGAAATTCGTTTGCTTGCTGCGCCATTGCGCCATTAGACAAGAACCGTTTACCACCGACGATCACATCAATCGGCTCATCAACGCCCTCACCTGTGAATCGCTTAGTCTTGCCATCACCTGCCAGGCAAGAATCGAAGCCGTACATCTCAAACGTTCTGAAACCTAAAACATAGCTCACCGACACAGCACGCATTCCCGACGTAGTGCCACCGCCGACAAGAAACTTCTTGTTGAAGATGCTGCTGAAAGGTTCGTCGTTGTATTCCTCGTAGGCAAACGAATGCCACAAAATTACCTTGTTTGCTTTCAGCGCGTCAAACATCGACGGATCGCACCGAGAAGCCACTAGATAGACCGTGTGCGCGTTTGCTTCGCTTAGCTGTGCGCTTCTATCGCGTGGGTCAACACAGCACCATAGATCTGGCTGTATGCCGTTCTTGCAAAGGAAATCATGCGCTGCCTTGACTGCAAAAATAGGACGACCGCGCTCGCGTTCTGCTCGTATATTCTCAATCTGAGACGGCATGGAAGGCCCACTACCCACGATGACCATGTGACCATCGTGAGCAATGAGACTTGGTACTAGCTCCGGTAAACCCCGCGCAATCGCAGAGCGAATGTTAGACACAATGCCATCAGGCGTCCCTGCGGCTTTAACATTGACCTTTAATTGCGCGAGATTTTCCATTAGCCAGGCATTGCACCTGTGCCGATAACCGCGATGCCCGCAGCGATACAAGTAACTGCCGTGGCATTCGAGATCGTGCGGGTCGAAGTGCAGCCGATAACCAAACAACCGGAAACCGTTGCATCGTCCAACACGCCACCAGTCGCGGTCGTATACAGAGGCACGTTGTCGTCGCAGTTAGCAGCAAGATTAACTTGCATCACACCGGACAACTGCACCCACCCGTAATAGCCCGAGGCAATCGAGACTTGCGCGAAACCGACGCGCTTGCTGTTTGCCGAGTTGGTGGTAGTCAGCAAAGCAGCAGTCTGCGAGGCGGTAATGGTTACCGCGCCGTAGGTGCTGATTGCTTCAGAGGCTTGCACATACATCGCTTCGCCGCCATCGCTCAACAGCACTTTCGTGCCGGGAGTGAATTGGGCAGTCGATGAAGTATCGGTAAAGTTAGTGCCGATAACACCGGATACGCTGAACGTAGGCATTTTATTTTCTCCTTAAGCAATCAGCACGCCGCAGAACTGCGGGCCGCTGCTAGTCAAGTTACCGGCCCAACCAATCAGCTTAACGATTGCATCTTGGTTGACTGCTAGCGAGGCAAAGCCAGCACCGGCCATCGACGAACCGCTATCGGTAATCCGCTGGATCGCTTGCAGCGATTGCAGGTAGAGACGATAGTAGTTGTTGTCAGCCACGATCAGATCAGGCTTGTCTGTTCCACGAATCAACTGAACAGCGACTGCATCCATGTATTGCTGGATGTTGCTGTAGGTGACCGCAGCGCCGCCATTGCTCAGACCGGAGTACGACACCGAGCGCCAAAATGACCAAGTAGCACGATCAATACCGCCGTAAGTACCCGAAACCGGGCTATCAGGCACAGCAGCGCCCAAGCCGGTCAGGTTCTTACCAGCGTTCCCAGTACCGTCGAGATACAGGTCGCCGCTGATACGGTTAGCAATCTGCGCTTCAGCAACAGCCATACGACCGTCCAGCAGGTCGATGATTGCCTCTTTGCCGCTGTTCTGAATCATCTCGAGGCCGCTGATCGAAACTGCCGAAGCGTACTGAGTGATTGAGAACTGCGCCGCAGAGATCGGGCTGTTTTGCGACACATTCAACACTTCATAGCCGCTGTAGCTGTTGGTGTTGTTGGTAGCCGTGTCGTTGTACATAATCTCTTGCAAGATTACGTTACCGCCGGAGAAGGTCTTGACGTTTCCGCGTTCCCAACCTGGGCTTGTCGGCTCTGTTGAACTTGCTGATAAAGGTTGTCGTCTAGGCGTAATGCTTTTTCATACGCATCTTCCAATGTCGTTGCTACACCGCTTTGCAGCAGCGAAATCATTGTCGGTCGCGCTTCTTCAAAATGCTCAGCACGCATGGCAAAATTGTTGATTTCGCCGAGCAATGACTGATTCTGCACCTGCTCTTGTTGCTCTTTCCAACTCATCACCTCGCCACGAACTCGATTTAGTTCTTGTTGAAGTGCTGAGATATTCGGGTCAAACGGTTGTTGTTGCAACTCGCCGCCCAAAGTCACACCGTACTGCTGTGCGAGACGCATAAAAAGTTGTTGCTTTTGCTGCGGGTCGCTAAAACGTAATGCGTGATCGGCTTCCATCAAAGCCTTGACTGCTTGCGTCGGCTCAATGTTCAGCCCACGGATAGTGTCCATGTACGGATTCAGCACCTCTTGGAATTGATCCGCAAGCCTTGCTTTTTCCATCAGGGGTTGAACCCCTGCCTTCATTTGTTCTTCGCGCTGCCAGGCGTATTCCTTCATCCTGTCATCAGCGGTTTGCCAAACGTCGTGATAATCCTTCTTCCACGAAGCCGGTGGGCGTTTCCACACAGGCTCTTCAACAGGCTCTTGCGCCTGCTGCATCATCGTCTGTTCGGGTTCTTTCGGAGCAAACTTGCCTTGCTCGTCGCGGGGTACATCCTCGCGGACAGCTTCGGGGGCGCTTTCGACTTGATCAAACTGTTCCAGCAGCTTTTCTCTGCGGGTATCTTCAACTGGTGCAATTGCGTTTAGATCGCTCATTTATCTCTCCCTGTGGGGGTTACGGGTAAATCGTGCGTCATCGCGCAGTTTGTTCAACATCTTGTTTGCATCTGCGTGAGTCATGTCGGGCATTACATGGTGCACCGCAGTCGGTTGGTATTCACCAACTTCTATCGCCTCACCGTCAACATAAATCCAGCGTTTTCTCATAGAAGTAACAGAACTTCCTCATCGTCAATTTCAACGTGCTGATGCCATATCTGTTCAGCATTCTTAAGATCGGCAATCAATTTATCAAAATTAAGATTGCTTGTCAAAATCTGTTGTTTGGTTATGTAGTTGAGCGGCTCGACAACTTCGGGGATATCTTCCTTGCCCTCAACAATTCTTTCATACAGGGCGAGAACTTCCCGGCGACGCTCCTCCCGTACCGCCTTTTCCCTTGCAAAGCGATCTTTCAGCTTGTCGCCGTCATGCGTATCAAGGTCGATCAGCGTAGGAACGTAATCCCACGTTGCTTCGTCCCAAGTACCGGTGTCCCAACCCCCGTTCATGTTGCGATTTCAACCCCGACAGCTTTGCCATCAGGCCCACGAATAATGCGTTTCGGTGCAGCCATGACATTCATTAGGTTGTCGATTTTGCCCGCAGTCTGATCGTGCAGCATCGCCATGTCCTGCTGTAGCCGCTCGACGTTTTGCAGCGCCATTTGCACGCCGTTGCCTAGTTCGGCAGTCATGCGTTCAGCAGAGGCAGTTGCAGCCTCAACCAGCGGGATATCCACGCCAGGATTCGCCCCAATTCGCGCCACGGTAACTTTTGTTGCTGCATCCAGTTCCGTTTTCCACCGGTTGTATTGCTCCTCCATTTCGACCTTTTGGCGCTCAAACTCCATTTTCTGAGCGTCCATTTGCGCCCGCATCTGCTCAATTTCGACCTCGCGCTGCGTCTTGGCTTGCTCAAGCTGCAATTTAGCCTGCTCAATCTGCATAGTGGCTTGCATCTTGGCTTGCTCTAGTTGTGCATCGGCTTGCATCTTCGCTTGCGTCATTTGCTGTTCAGCCTGCATCTTCATCATTTCGGGATTCTGTTGCGGCTGTGGCGGCGGGCGGTTCACAATCTTGTTAATTCCAGCGTCAATCGAACCTTCAAGCTGCCGCGCACCCTTGAACGATGCGACCATGAACTTCATTGTTTCGCCGATCATGGGGATCATTTCCGGCGCTTGCGTTCCAAGCGGCAAGGCTTCCCGCAGGAACGTTCCCAATGCGGCAATGAACTCAGCCCGATCCCGTTTCATCTGTTGTTCGTCAAGCTGCACAAGGGAATCCGCTGCGACCTCGATGCGGAAATTCCGCAAGGGCTTATCTTTCAGCAGCGCAAGTGCCTGAGGAATCAACTGTTGATCTTCCGGTTCTAGCTGATTTGCAGCAGCGTACATGAGAATCGTTTCGGGAGTGAACTTGGTGCAAATAACCTGCGCTTTTAGACGGAGCAAGCCCGTCGCAAACAGCGCCACATCCTCTTGCATGGCACGCAACCGAATCGAGGCGTATTGCCCCTTGATCTGTTGTGCAGTCGCTGTCTCAGACGCAAACGACGATCCTCGGATAATGTCCGAAAGACCTGTGATTTCGTAGATTTGATTCTTGATTTCCGTTCGCGCTTGGTAGCATTGAATCAGCGTCTGAGCAATCATGTCGATGGGCAGGAAGTCAATCGCGCCCTTCAAGCCGCCTTTCTCGCCGAAAGCCATCCAAGTATCAACCGGCAACAAAGCGTTGTTCTCGCCCTCGGTCATCAGTCGCTGCAATGCAGGCTGAGAAGCGTCGTACACACCGCGCACACGCAAAGCCTTAACCAGCCCATCGATGCGGTCAGACAGAATATCAAGCTCGTTAGCCTGATCCTGATACAGCACAAAATCAGGGACAGGGACGAGGGTATCGCTTGTGACTGTGGCATATAACGGGCGCGGGCAGGGGAAGAATCCTTCCAACTCTAGCGGGTCATCGCGCTCGTCAATGATGTTGGGCATCGACTTGCTGAACCAGTAAACCTTGCCGGTTTCCTTGTCCCAGTATTCACAAATCTTTGCGCGGGTGTGTTCCTTGGTGGATTGCCCGTATTGCTTGAGAGTATCAGGGCCTGCATCGAAAGGAATCTTGTTGCCGACTTCCTCACCGAACCTCTCTACCAATGCCTCGCGGGTCATGTAAACCCATCGCCACACAGCGGTAACTTCTTCCCATGTCCTGGCAACGGAGTGCCCGAAGTCCTTCCAATGCACATAGTCAACGGGAGCGCATTCGTATTCGATCTGCTCTAGCGGTTCTTCGCCAGCCAAGACTTGATTGTTCGCCTCCGGCTCGTCAATATCCTCGGTAATCTCCAACCCATCCTCGGGCATACCGACAGCTTGAACGTGTGGCTCATACCGCACCCATGATGTACCGCGACCACCGAGGAAACGATCCTCGACTGAATGCTTCATCGTGCTGCGAAAATCGGGGTAATGCTCAATCTCGAAGTCGAGCGCACGTTCTATCAGCAGCGAGGCAACCCGTCCCACTTGATCGTTATCGCCGAAACGACGCGACACATCAGCCTTGGGCAGACGCGCATACACCGCAGGGATCAGCGTCTGAACGTTTGACCATAGGATATTGAACTTCGCAGTCTCTTCCATTATTCTCGTCCTAGTATGTTTACGGCTTTTTGTTCGCTGTTTGTCAATGATCTCTTTGATCGCCCAAGCCTAGCGGCGCTCCACGTCCTTTTGTTTCAATTTCCATCGTCTTGATCTAATTAACTTTTCTTGTCAACATTTGTGTGTTTAATGGTATACTCAACAAAGTTTACAAGGAGTCAAAAATGGAAGATAACAACATAGTTTTTGAACATTTAGTCACTTTCATTCATTCAGCTATTGAGAGCGAACAATCCGAACCTAAAGAATTTTCTGAGGAAACCGAAAAAAGGTTACTTCTTGTCTATCGGCAGCTTCGGCACGCGCTCAAAATCAGCGACCCTGTAGATATCTCATAACCCCGTCTAACCATTGTTGATTTCCCACCTGCACCGGGTTACCCAGTTGAAATGATCTCATGTCACCCGCTACATCCGCGCCCATTGCTCGGCGTTTGGCATAAAAGTTAGGAAACATGATATCCCTTGGTATTGGCTTTTCAAAGCCACCAGCATACGTGCCGCCAAGTTGATGCGAGTAGCTGCCATGCGGCGCTTGAGGCTGATCAATAACCAATCCTTGCGGATTCATTTTTGCCACCGTGTAGCCCGTTGAATGAATTGGCACATCCATCAGGTTAGGGTCGGTAATAGCCACCCGCGTGCGGGCTATGCTTGGAAAACCTTTGTTTGCGTATTTGTCTAAGTTAGCTTCGGCAACGAAAGCAGTCCTGATTGCGCCATTGCTTTTCATGTCGGCAAGTGTTTCAGGATCGTCAATGCCTTTCCATTCGGGACGCACTTTTCGCATCGAACGGTCAAATTCTAGTTTGGCAGTTTTGGAAATGTTTGTTGCACGCATCTGTTCTAACAATGCATCTGCCATCATGTTAGAAAAATCACCGCTAGTATGAGACATAGCCACGTGCGGCATATATACATCGCCCTTTTCGCCAGCCTCTCGCACTTTTTTAGATAGCGCGGTGATCACACCCTTATCGGATGCCCAAGCCGCCCCATAAGGTGCATGAGTACGCATAAAGTCTGCGCCGCCCTCAAGCTGCACCGGACTGTTCAATGGCTTACCACCAATATCAGTCAGCAGCATTCCTGCTGCGGTTCTGTCGCCAACCGCAGGAATAATTGTGCTGCCCTGCATAGACTCAGGGGAAATAATGGTTCTTGCAACTTTTGGCGTGTTTTCTTGTGCCGTAAATAACATTTCTGAGATTGGCACTTCTAATTTTTTGCCCCCACCAATCGGATGATAGTACCCCGCATCGATCAACGCTTGTTTCTTCGGCCCAATAGGAGCAACCGGCAACGCCATGCCGGTCTTGAACGTGTAGTTCTCTAGTGCTTGTGCTATCTGTGGTGCAGAGTATTTGCCGAGCGCCACCGCACCTTTAGCCGCAGGGCCAGCAAGCGGGATAGCCGATCCAACAATGTCTAGCCCGAGCATCAGTTTCTCTACATCTTCTTGATTGCGCTTGAAAGCCGGATAACGCTCGTCCATGATGGATGTAGGCGGCATCATGTTTTCCCGCCCTCGCGCACCTTGACGCGCTAGGTTAGGGTTCATCCTTGCCGGTTGCTGTGCTTGCTGATACTCAAGCGCCGCCGCTAGACGTTCTTGTTCAGTCACGATTACGCTCCGAGATTGCACTAGCCTTTGCGCGAGCATCCTCTTTACTAGACGCACCCCACGCTTTCAACGCCAATGCCAATCGAGTAGGACTACCGTTCTTTTCCATTGGCCCGGGCATTGCACCCATTCGTGCCAAGAATGACGCTCTGCGCGGGTTATCGCCTGCCTTGACCGGTGGCTTCAATGTGCCGCCCGTCTCAGCTTTGTACGAAGCTCGTCCTTTGGCGTTCAGACCACCTTGGGGATTCTTGCCTTCGCTACGAGTCCACGCTGCGCTCATTTTTTCTCCGGCTTTGCAGTCTTAGCAGATTCGCGGAAGTCTTTAGCAGTCGGCGCACCGGGATCGCCTGGCTTACGCATCTTCTCGCCCGAACCGGCTTTGATTCGTTCTTGCTTAGCTAGGATGTTGGCGTACAGCCCCGGCTTGTTCATCATGCTGTGAAGATTCCAACAGCAATGACGCTCACACCGCTGCCAGTCGTGATCTTCCACGGGCCGGTAGCCGCTGCCATGTTCAATTCGAGGCTATAAGTGCCGACGGGAGTCGTCGCGCCGGTAATGACGATGCTGGTCGATCCATCAATCAGCGTTACGTTAGACGCGGTGTTATTCGCTGCGACCACGATCAAGCGATGGACATAATCGCCTTTCGCGCCAGCGCCGCCCAGTACCTGCGCGGTTTGACTTGCTGCAACGGTTTCATACGCATACGCGTAGGGATACGAAACGCCGCTCATATTCTTGATCCTTTCTGTTTAACAGTCGACCACATATCGTTAAGGGTAACTGTGTTTGTCGGGCCTACCATCAGAGGCTTCTCTCTGTCCGGCGCTCTGATTACCGGCTCTTGCTTCCATGCGATTGCCATCATACGAAAAGCATCTGCGGGATGGCTAGTCCAATCGTGTCGCGGGGTCTGTCTGAATGCTTTC